TGATTAACATGAATATATTTTTTCAAAACCCACCTCCAGATTTAATGTAATCACCAATAAGAATACCAATAGAAAAGAAAGTCACTATCACCAGCGCATATAAATATTCAGGTGAGTTGCGTAAAAGAAAAAAGAAATTCTTTATGCGTGGTTTGTCCATCTCATTGGCCTCCCTTTTTGTAACCAATCAAAGAATTTAAATTCATAATATTTGTTGTATGCTGTTACTGTATTAGGATCTTTGAACTCGTCAGGCATACACTGAGGCGGGTCAACAAAGCCAGATACACTAATGTTCTTTGGTGCTTTAGATGTAAAGAACTTTAGCTTGTTCCAGCTTTTGTGGCTGTGTTTAAAGCGATTCTCAAACTCCCTATTGAGTGCTTCAAAGTGTTCGTACAACCACTCGTAATGCTCTTTACTTTGTCTAGCCCAGACGGTGCTAGGATGATTGACATGAGCCGCAAGATAAAACTTATCATCATACTGATCTAGCACCCAGCGTTTTATCTTACGACCTGAAGAAGATTGTCCGATCACCATTGTACCATCAACAACACGATGGGCCGTAGACAAAATCTGTGCAGACTCAAGCGGCATCTTGACAACGTGTTGGTCACACATATCTTTGGCGGCTTGGCGTGGACAGCTACTTAGATAAAAGATATTCATAGTAAGTCCTCTAACACATATTAACAAAGCTATTCATATGTACAGTTGCAATATGAATATTACCCTCCATACAATACTGATAAGCATCTGCTAGGGCGTGTGCCGCCTTCGCAACCAAGACCGCTTGCTCATCTTTGTTTATTCCTTCGCACGAAAATTTAATTTCATGCAAAAGTTTCATTTCTTTTTCGCCATCTTGCTGTTCGTAAATACGAATGATTGAATCATGCCAGAGCATTTCAGTTGATATCATATTACTCATGTCTAGTCTCCATGATCTGACCAATGATAGTCAGCCTCTGCTATATAATCACGAACAAGATCGTACATATAATCAATGTTGACCCAGTTAGTGATGTCAACTCCATAAGATTTAACTGAAACAATTTCAACTAGATTCTCCTCGTCACCGTGGTTGATAAATTCTATTTGAACATCCGTTGTCATCCAATCACAATCAAGCTCTGCTTCCATGACTTGATTGCCATACATACTAGCCGTCCCCATAGATCCACCTATATCCTTTCAAAGCTTTCCAATATTTGGAGAGCATATTCTTTCTTATGTTTACGAAGTAATTTCTTTAATGCCTCCTCCATTTCTTCTGGTTGTTTTGTCAGAACATATGTGCCGTCCTCGCGTCTGGTTACAAAATGATCAACAAACAAAGCTATATCACTGTCCATCTCTAGCCTCCTCACGTTGAATAAGAGTATCCATCACACTAATAGGGCTGGTATAACCTGCGGCAAAGCCCTGCATAAAACGAGTCAGGCTATCATCTTCACCTAACAAACGCTTATAGCGTCTATAGTATTTTAGATGGTCTGATTTTTGGTCACGAAAAAACTGTCTCCAGAATTGAAGTTCTTTTAACCTATTCATTCCCATACTCTCCTTTGATAAATTAAAACATCTGTAATGATGTCTTCCTCTTTAAGTTTCCTGGCATCATCCCTTGCCATCTTTTCAGTCCTATAAATATCCAAAGACTTTTCTCCTGCGACTGTATCATAATATTCAAAGACCCAAACAATCAATGGTTGATTACTCATCTTTAATCTCCCTTAAGCTTTCACTATAAAGACCGTACATTAAAAAATCTATTTCGGGTGGTGAAAGTTGGGGCATTGCTGCTCCAATATCCTTACGACCTTTCTGCCAATCATCTATTTGTTCAAGGGTTGCGGGTATCTCTACAACCTTTGGGCTTGGATCACTCAAACAACAAACAAAGCGCGTATTCATTTTAATGCTCCAGGTTATTAAACATTTACAGCCTCTTGAAGAAAGTCATAATGTACTTTTGATACATGAAAACCATCTTCAAATTTTTTGGACTTAGTGGCTAGAAAACTGCACCAAGTATCCCACAAATTCTCTGTACCAATAGCATGGCAGACCGATACATAATTAGAAATCTTCTTATCCTTCAATGCCTTAGACTTTATAGACTTAGAGAATGACAAATCTTTTTTAGGTATGTTGTACATCCGAATGTTATGCACATCAATGCAACCCACTAACCCAGCAGTTAGCTGGCAGACAAAGCCAGCCTTAGCTAGACCAAGCCCGTCGACCTGAAGGAATACATTCATAAGTGACAGCGCCCTATCATCATCAGACTTAGATGAGTTGAGGACTGCGAGATACTGTGAATAAATAAAATCTTTATTAGCCTGCAGCGAATCAAAACATTTGACCTTGTTGCCCCAGATAAACCTGGAGTTGCGCCCAAGTTTCTTTACGTCCTTGAGTTGATTACCAACAGAGTACCAAGGCTGTTGAATACTCAAAACCACCATAAGAATTACATCAGCAAGGTTGTCGCTAGACAATTTAGAGTAATCTTGCACAGCCTTTGCATGAACCTTGTACATAACAAACTCCTTATAGATCTATAAGCTATACAATTTTGAAACGTGGCGAGTTATTATATTCCTCAACATCCACCCGCAAGTCTCTGATTTCACTATCTAAATTCCATTCCAGATCCCAGAAGCCTGCATCCTGCAAACGTCTTTTAAGTTCAATGAATTGTGAACGCGCAATACCAGACCCCAGAAAGTCATAAGCAAATTTAGAGTGATGCGAAATGCTACGCTCAATCCACTCACAACACCAACTGCTTTTATACTCGTGATCTTCATTACCATAGCGCAGGCAGAACTCATTCTTGTCTTCAAGACTATGCCTGTTGTACCAGACATCACAAGTCTCCCCATCAATATCCATAGTAAATAAGTAATCTTCTTCAGGATGATTACACTCGTTTCTAAACTTCATTACTATCTCCTAAGTGTGAGTGTATCCGTCAGACTCAATGACTAACCACATACCATTCCACTGTACGCAGATAGCACCTTCGCCCATGAAAACTTCTTGAACACTTCTTCTAAACTTTAAATAGCTTCGGCCCTCATTCCAGAATATCCATTTTCTTTTGAGAGATTCTTGCTGTTGTTTGGTTAGTGTCATCATCATCTCCTATTGAAAGAAAGCATCAAGCCAATTGATTTCATAACGCCCAGTTCTCACAAGCTTGTCACCTACACCAATGTAAATGGGCAGCGACCTCCGCATTTCTTTTTTACTTTTAGCCACGATATATTCAACGCCATCATCGGCCTTGAAAGACTTTAATCTTTTGATGTGACGCCAGATAATCATGTCGTTTGCACGTTGACTACGGGATGCTACATAATACATATCAAAATCCTTATAGATCTATAGAGGCCCCGAAGGGCCTTGATTAGTAATAACCTTCACGCACTTTGTGAAGGACGTTAAAGATCTCTGACTCAGAAAAATGTAACTCTTTTAGCTCTTGCGCTAGTCCACTGTAATCTGGATTAGGCTTGAGATAAATATGAAACTGAACAAGAGATTCAATATCAACACGATCAGGCCGCGATACGGAAGACATCAGAGCCTACCACCTTACGCACTGTTTCCTGGCGTTCACGCTGCACGTTAGCAATGTTAATCTGATTAGACTTGCGAGATGCTGGCGCATGGCTAGACCAATCTGTTAGCGTGTTGTACAAAGCCCATTGATTAGATCCACCAAGACGATGCTTGTACCCGGGCCACTTCTCAGCCATATAAGTAAAGGCGCTATTAAACTTAGGCATAGCATCAAATACAGCAGACCAAGATACACCACTATCAGCCATCGCAACCTCTGCCCATTTTCTACATCCAGCAGCTTGTGCAATTGTGAGGATAGCTTGCTTCTCTGTCACGCTTGTCCGGTACATATCAGCCCATAACTCACGCTCTTGATTGAAAACATCTAAGCACTTCACGATAGTGCGAGCACCATGATCTATATCCAGGTTCTTAGTGTGCTTTGCTTTGAAGATCGCAACACCGCCACTAATAAAAACCTGAGTATTAGTACAAGCAAACTGCCTTGCTGATACCGACAGCATGAAGGGCCATGTGCCGTCAAAAGATGTAAGGCCCAGCAGTTTTAGAGATGCCGAATCCCCATCAGGCGTTTCGTATGTATGGCCTGGAAGATCATAAGATACAAAGGTGCGACTGCCGCAGTGACTCGTCTGAATGTTCTCACGAATACCGTCTGTGTTCAGATCACTACGCATGATGATAGTTCTCACAGTATCAATCATATCCTTTGGTGCGATAGGCTTATAGTTCTGACCATGCACACCAAGCTCTTGCAGAGTATCTGTACGAACTACTGCAACCTTTGAGGAGTGATGCCACTCGCCATTCTCATTGAAGTACATGAGCGGTACAGTAGCCACATCGAAACTAGCTGGCCCATGTGGGCGCTGCATAAGCTCAAGAGAAATTGGATTA